AGGCAATAAGATGTTTGACACAGTGTTTGATCGTGCGCTCGAACTGACTGACATGCTGGGTACATGTAACGTGACAGGTGACAGCCAGATGGAAGCGATGCGCCAACGTCTTGAACAAGCCTTTCATGGTTTGACCCTCGGACAGATCAAGAACAGCCCTACCTTGCGCGAGAACAAACAGAAAGAACTGACCGCAGCTATCGCAGCCCTGCCAAGTCTGGACTTCTAATGGGCAACGGAAACATTCGCGGGGGGCTAGTGCTTATGGCCCTCTTTACTACCGTTATCTTCCTATCACATGGTTTCGGCCAATATCCTTTTTAACATTCGGGCACCTGCCCGAAAACACGGAGAACGAATATGAGTAATACAATGGCAGCTTACAGCCTAAGCATCGAACAGACCGCAACCCTCATCAAGGCAGTGGGTCATAACCTGACCGTGATTGCCCAAGGTTACATGGGTACAGGCAAAACCTCTGGTATCAAATTTGAACTGGAACAAGCCCTGCCAAACCATGTGTACGTCGAATTTGATTGTACCAACAAAGACATTCAAGACCTAAGCGCACCTAAGTTTATGAAGAAAATGGAGAACATGATCTCCGACTATGTTGAGTTTGTACCCAATGCAGAGTTGGGCGCACACCTCGGTGTACCTGTGATTATTAACTTCGACGAGTTCTTCAAAGCCCCTGACCCTGTAAAGAAGGGTGTAAGACGTATCATGCTGGAACGTAAGGTTGGCAATATTACATTGCCCGAAGGTTCTATTATCTATGGTACGACTAACATGGGCAGCGAGGGTCTGGGTGACGCGTTACCTGCACACCAACGTAATGCTATGGTCGTGGTTCCTACACGCAAGCCTACCTTGGAAGAATACCTTGGCTGGATGTTGAACAACGGCGGTGATCCTATCTTACTTGGTTGGGTCAAAGACAACCCACAAGTGTTGCAGACATTCGATGAAGTGGCTGACCCTGATGATAACCCGTACATCCACCATCCTCGCCGCGTCACACAGGACGCAGTGTTTACTCCTCGCTCCGGTAAGCTGGCTTCCGACATACTCAAAACACGTCACCTCATAGATGACACTACACTAACTACTGCACTAATGGGTGCTATCGGTACACGCGCTGGCTTGGACTTGATGGCGTATGTGAAGCTGTCCAGCCAACTGCCGACAACCGATAGCATCAAGAAAGACCCTGCTAACGCGTTAGTACCAACGTCTGCGTCTGCCACTTGTATGGTTGTGTTCCGTACGCTTGCCAGCATCGAACGCGATTGGGTTGACCCTTGGATGACGTACATGCAGCGGTTGGATGTAGAAGCACAAGGCATGTTTGCCAATGGCGTACGTGCGCCGAAGTACGGCAAACAGTCAATCGTTATGACCAACAAAAAATTCACTCAGTGGGCAATGGACAACAACTACATGTTCGCCGCTGACAAAAAGTAATTCGGGCAGCTGCCCGAAAGTAGAAAGGTAAGTCGATGAGAAACAGAGCGTGGAGAAGAATGCAGCAGAAACGCCTTATCAATAGGTCGTTGCAGGTGCGTGTGGCGCTTGGTTTTCGTAGCTACATCGAAAACGAATACGTGGAACCCACAAAGCAAGAGTTTTACATAACTGCCAAGAAACGCGCTAACGATCTGGCGCAGTGTTCTTGTGACATGTGTTCGGGACATAAGCGCGGCCCGTTTGCAGTACCAACCCACGCGCAAATGAAACATGACGCTTCAACGCGTCAACAGATGGAGGAATTAGAATGTTGTCAATAGGTAAGACGTTAACCCCAGAGCAGCGGCTGTCAAAAGCCGTCGTTGACGTAATGGCGAAGTGTCATGCACTCGCTGGTATCATTATGATTGGCAAGCGGGAGGTGGTGTACGACAATCCCAAGGTCAGAACCGCGTGTACCAACGGCAAAGACGAATGGTATTCCGCAACTTTCATGGAGCCGTTGAACGATGCCAAGCTACGGTTCGTGGTGATCCACGAAAACTATCACAAGATGTATCGCCACCTGATAACGTGGAAACACCTGTGGGCTATCGACCCGCACCTCGCCAACGTGTCCATGGATCACGACATCAACATCAAGATCATGGACGAGTATGGTCAAGATGGTTGGGTGGAGTTCATCGAAGGTAGCTGTCTCAACTATGACTTCCGTGGTTGGGGTACGGCTAAGATATTCTGGCATCTGTACCATCAACAAAAAGACAATCCCGAAGGTCGGCCCGAAGATGGTGACGGTGATGGTACGCCGCTAGACGATCACGATTGGGAAGGCGCGGAAGAAATGGACGCCGAAGAACAGCGTGAGTTGGAACGTGAGATTGACGAGGCGGTACGTCAAGGTAGTATCATAGCAGGTAAGACAGGTAGCGGTGGCAATCGTGACATCGAAGGACTGTTGGAGCCTAAGATAAATTGGCGTGACGCGTTGCGTGAGTTCATCCAAGAAACGTGTGCTGGGTCTGACTACTCAACGTATCGCCGCCCTAACAGACGCTATCTGCAGTCGGGTGAGTACCGTCCGTCTGGTGTGAGCGAGAAGGTCAAGTGTATTGCGGAACACAACGATATGTCTGGTTCTATCGGTGCGCGTGAACAGCAGGTTATGATTAGCGAGTTGGTTGGTATCTGTAATACAGTACACCCTGACGAGTTACACGTAAGCTATTGGGACACCAAAGTATGTGGGTACGAGAAGTACGTCCGTGAGGAAATAGATCACGTAGCCGAGCGTACTAATCCTGTCGGTGGTGGTGGTACGGACGTGCGCTGTGTGCCTGAGTATCTGAAGGAGCATGACATACACCCGCAAGCATCTATCGTGTTTACAGATGGTTACTTGTACAGCGGCTGGGGTACGTGGGATCATCCTGTGTTGTGGGTGATCTTGGATAACAAGAGTGCCAAGCCTGATGTGGGTAAGGCGGTATATGTAAGTACGGAGGACTTATAAAATGATTAATAAAGACGGTTCGATCAGGATGCGGAACAGGCAAGCCGCATCTGTCCAGAGCAGAACGGCGAAGATAAGCACAAGTCCCGCGCCGTGGGACAAGACAGAGGAAGCCGAGTTCACGGCTGCGTGGGACAAGCATAGGCAACGGTTCAATCCGTTCGTCGCTTGTCCTGAGTGCAAACATTCTGACCGTGTAGGTCAAGTGGAATATGAGAGGTTTGAAGTGTCGGGCGCTGGTATCAATGAGCCATGCGCCTACTGGAAAGATTGCGACAACTGTAATGGCTTAGGTGAAATTCAAGCCGATCAAATGGAGGGTGACAATGGCTAAAGTAAGACAAGCAAGCGTAGTAACTGAAAAAAGTAATTCACGGTGGTCGAGTGCTGACGTGTCCACACTGTGCCGTTTGGCAGCAAACGGTGTAACATCCGAGGACATTGGTGGCGAGTTGGGACGTTCGCCAAAAGCGATACAACAAAAGGTATCTAAAATGCGTAAGCAAGTGTCGGGCATACCAACCATGAAGTACAAGCGGAAAGCCAAAACAACGGCGACAATCGAAGAATTGTTTCCCGAACCCACAACCGCGATCAAAGCTAAACCAAAACACTACCTACGACAGGTTACATACTACAACAAAGAAGAGGCTAAGAAATTAGGTGCGTTGTGGGATGGTATGTGCTGGTTCATTCCAGACAAAGTGCAGGGCGAGGCGCGGTTAACATTAGAGGCTTTGTATGGCCCCAGTGCGTACGGCAATCATTCTCGCAGAGGTAAAGGACAGTGGGGCGCGTTTACCTACGCATCCATAGACTTACAGCTAGATGACATATTGTTTGGGGATGACGAGGATATACCCGAGGCCGAGGTAAAAGAAATACGTAAGGATGAACCTGTTCCGGGTAATACGTACGTAAAGCCTAAGCCAGAACCTGTCACACAGAAGGTCGCACCTGTGGGTAGTAGACGTACCGCAACCGAGCCAACGTACCCGCATCACATTACGGTGCGTATACCTAAAGTGTTGGTGGCTGGGGCGATACTCGCAGCCGTGGGTGTGTGCGGCTGGTTCATGGGTAGAGGATTTTAATTCGGGCACCTGCCCGAAATCATAACAGGGGGTGGCATGGTGCTGCCCCCAAACAACGGAGACTAAAAAATGGCACTTGTAAATTTATGGAATATAGACAGCTTTGGTAAAGTGGCTACGCTATACGAAAGTACCAAACCGCTGGTATCGAAATGCCACACACGCGAACAGGACATACGTCCTATCGGTGATCGTGCGCGTAAACATGAGCGTATCAAGAAGATCAACGACAACTGTTACGTGATGATGGACGGGTATTACTCAGGCGATGATGTGTTCATATCGTGGTACGGTTCGCAAGGAGGTAGACCAACCGAAGCCGAGGTGATTAAGCTGGCCCCTATCGTGTGGCGCAAACACAGAGACGGCAGTGAGACAATCACAGTGCGTAACGCTACAGGTGTAACTAGCGCACACACAAGCAGGTATAGTTTCTTACACCGCTGTCTGCCGCGTGGCATTAGGTTCAGTATCGACCAAGGCAAACAGTTCATACACTGCCGTGGGGAACGGTACTATCTTGCTAAGAGTAACACGTTAGCAGCGTTCGCTGTGCCGACAGGTACAAGGAACCAATGGACTAAAGACCTAACCTCGCGTGACGATGGCGTGGCATTGACGTTCCGCTTCAGAGACCATGATGTAAGTTATGATAGCGGCGGTAAGGCTAAACCTATTCCTCCTGTGCAGCGTATCGACAAGATATCCAAGACCAAGATGAAACCGTACCTCGACAAGTTCAGACAGTGGGCGTTCACTATGGCCCCGCTGTGGGACTACGGTAGCCACGATCAAGTGCGTAGAGTTAATGAGGAAGTGTCTAGATATGTAAGTAACAATGGAACGACATACGGTGGTTCTTACAGGGCATCCGAGGTGTTTAAAGACAATCCGAAACTATCAAGGGAGATTATCAAAGACGAAGAACACCCGCTGCGTGTAGCACTAGCCTTTACGATAATAAATGACACACACTATGACGCGCTCACAGAACAAGGGGGGCGCAGATATATGAGCTATGACAACGTGACGGAGAGCGGCGTGAAAGCGCAATACAATGCCAAGATCAATCAGGTCTGTGGCTTCATCAAGATCAAGAAGGGTAAGAAATAATGTCAACTCAACACACAAGCGTACGGTTCGCAAAGGCTGAATACAACGTCAAGATACAGGAAAACGTGGGTAGCCCTAGCTTTGACCATAAAGATCAACACTCAGGTCTGGGAGTGTTTCGTAAAGCAGTGGAGCAGTCTATACGTGGGGCTAAGACAATATACCGTGACCAGAGATCGGCATGGGTCTACATGGAAGGTGACTACATGACGCTAGGCTGGATCGGTAGCGGCGACTTCCAGACCAGCAAGAACGGTGCGAGTAAATTTGTGGTGTATTCACGCACGATAAGTAACATGAAGTACGGCGATCATAACAAGCAGCATCACATGCGTATGGCAAAAGATATGGATATCGCTGTCAAAGCTGCCAAGGGTGCGTTCCGTAGCTATCATCCTACAGAGGTAGCGGAAGCGTTACGTCCCAAAGTAGTTAAACCTGTTAACGCATTAGAACAGGAGGCAGTACGAGCGTACAGAAGTGCAGTAGATACTGTTGGCTTCGAATATTATGGTATGAAGGCCGAGCGTACTATATCAGCGTTGGATTCTCTGGTTAAGTCAGGCCATGTTTTCCCGCAGGCAGACTACCACAAAGATTTGTTGGAAGTGTTCAAGACCAAGAAAGAACGTGACAGGCTCAGTGGTAGCACGTTACCCATGACGTACGTGTATGTATATGAGCGGTTTGGTAAACAGCGTGTAGACATGTGTAGTATGGAGAACATTAAATCTTCGTACAACGTAACTAACTTACTTATTGGTACGTTTGACGCGGATACCGTGTCCGATGATATACAGGGTAAGGTTGCTGTCATGTCCATGTGCGAGGATGAACAGTTTGTCGAGGGCGTTGGGTTCAAGGTCGATGACACCACGTTCTTCTTCTATGTGGAAGATGTTACAACGTGAATACAGGTAAAGATATTGTTTACCATCTACGCATATCACAGGATAGTAAAAGTGTTTACGTGTCAACTTTAGGTATGGATAGGGTTGACGGGGAGTTATATAGCTATTACAATTCTGTGGATGAACTACCCCAATGGGTTCAAGAGCGTCTGTCTGTGTTGACCATGCTATCGTTGCCACCACCAACTTGCGAGGTTGACACCATAGGCAGCAGAATGGGACCAAATAGTTATTGGGTATATTGACTTCGGGCACCTGCCCGAAAGTGGTGAGGCGGGTAACACTGTCTCACCACTGGTATCAACGGAGGACAACATGACACCGGAAGCAAAAGTTAAAAAGGTTGTGGTTGCACAACTAAAACAACTAGGCGCATATTATTTCTATCCTGTGACAGGGGGCTACGGTCAAAGCGGTGTGCCTGATGTAGTAGGCTGTTACCACGGCGTGTTCTTTGGGATAGAATGTAAGGCTGGCAAGAACAAACCAACGCCATTGCAAGACAAAAACCTCAAACAAATACGTGACGCAGGGGGCTTAGACTTAGTTGTTAACGAGGATAATATGCACACAGTAAGAGATGAACTTATGGACTGCGGTAAACCCGCGTTGTGATTAGATACCCAAGCTGTGAGTGGGCGCGTTTTCGGCATAGTTCCGCATAAACCGCAGCAACAAGAGCAAAGAAACCTCCGTGTGAAAACACAACCCTTTCGTCTTTGTGATCTTGTCGGAGAAACCACGATACGGTTAGTCCCTGTGTTCCGTAAAGCATGGGGCACCTAATTTTTGGAGGTGAACATGGACGATAACATAGTAGACTTCCCACAGCATAGCGACTTAGACAGGCAGTTTCTTGAACTGGAACAGCAGCAAGAGTTAATCAGAAACCAAAGGGCAGAGATCATGGAGAAAGAACAAGACAATCTAACACCCGCGCAGCAATCAGAACTAAAATTCCTGCGTCAACAGGTGGATATGTGGCAAGACAAAGTACACGCAAAATACCCGTTACCTAACGCCTCGGGTAATCTATGGACAGCGCGGGAAGAACTAACACGTTATGTAAGTGACCTACGTACGTGGGGTAAAAAGATATGACCCCTAAACAAGTGGCAGCGATTGAGAACGAACGTATGCTTTTTAACCTAGACCCCAACCAAGCGATTAGAGGTCGTGGGTATGAGAGCAAAGTAGATTTACGGGCGTTAGTGTTTGACGTGCTAAGAACCCGCGAGGCGTGGACAGTAAATGATCTTGCAAGGCGCGTAAATCTTAAACGTGGAACCGCGCATCAAATATTAAAAGAACTAAAGCGGGACGGGTATCTTACCTGTAGAAAACTGCATGACGAGTTTGTCTTTGAGCATAACAAGATATGACTAAATGGGATTTTAATATGATTGACCGTGAAGAATACGCAAGAGTTTGTGTGGAGAATCGTAGGTTAAAAGAAGAATTAGAAGTCTACAGGAAAGGTGAGAGCATTGACGGAACTAGAGAAGTGGAAAAAACTAGCGCTGAAAGAAAACAAGAACATGATCGCCTTGTGCGGGGGCCGTTCGCTTAATTACGGAATAATAGAACAGAAGGTACGTGGGTGTGGAGGACCGCGTATAGCAGAGATTGAAAGATCAAAACCCGCACAACGTTTGCTACGTTTAGCAGAACAAGGGTTTAGTTTGGCGGAGGCTTCACGCATCACAAATATATCTGTGGAAGAAGCTATAGCTAAGTCAAATCGGTATCAGATAAAATTTAAGGGGAGTGATGAAGGCTATGGACAAGGATGAATTTCTAACAGCAATGAACCGCGTGGCAGAAGCGTTGCCAGACCAATCGTCACCAGAAATGACCTCGCTATTCATTGCTAATATCATATTAATATATGAGCAAGAGAAAGAGTGGCCGCATATGATGATGGCGGTAACTACTATTTTGGCCGATGCTATGGTCGAAGAAAAAGCGGAAGGTGAAGCCGCTGCAACTGAGGACGCTAAAGCGTTCCTAAAAAATATAATGGAGAACCACAATGGCTGAGAAGAAACAGAATAAGAGCAACAAGGTCTTAACCCTGCTGTCAAGGAAAGGGGCAATGACAGATTTTGAAATAGCAAAAGATGTTGGTTGTACCGTGTCGCTTGTTAATAAATTGCGTAACAGCAGTGGTCGCGGCAATAACCCCGCACCGTTTGCATCTTCTATTAGTGTAGCAGACTTTGCTTACCGTATGTCTAAGGACGGTACTGCCACCTCTGTTAACACAGCAGGTGTAGACCCTAACGCGTGGACGCGTACTGGTATCTTAAATCAAGCCGAACAATACGTCACCAAAGATCGGGCGGCAGACCACGGCGACATGGAAGATAACTTCAGAGAGATCGCGGAGTTGTGGACGCAGTACACTGGACACACCTTACGCTCTACTGATGTTGCGGTAATGATGACCTTGCTGAAGATCGCACGGTTAAAGTCTAACCCTGACAATGCAGACAACTGGATTGACGCGTGTGGTTATATGGCATGTGGCGGGGAGTTGGCTACGCAGAAGGACCACAAGTAGTGGACCTGATAACCTTAGACTTTGAAACATTTTACGACAAAGATTTTTCTCTGCGTAAAGTGACCACCGAAGCCTACGTCCGTGACCCTCGTTTTGAGGTGATCGGCGTAGGCGTTAAACTGAATGATGGTAACACGGAGTGGGCAAGTGGCACACGAAAACAGGTTAGGAGATACCTCGCACACAATTTCGATTGGGGTGAGAGTATGCTACTTTGCCATAACACTATGTTTGACGGCGCTATACTTAGTTGGCATTTTGATCTGCGCCCTCGCGTGTATGCCGATACTCTGTGTATTGCCCGTGCTATACATGGGACTGAAGCTGGTGGAAGTCTCGCGGCGTTATCTGAGAGGTATGGCATTGGCGTTAAGGGTACGGAAGTCCTCAACGCATTGGGAAAACGTCGATTAGATTTTACTGATGAAGAACTACGTGCCTACGGTGACTACTGTATAAATGACGTGGAGTTAACACATCAACTGTTTAACCTTATGGTAAGCGGCGTAGTTTCGGGGAATAGATTTCCCACTGAAGAACTAAAATTGATTGACCTCACGTTGCGTATGTATACCGAGCCTACCCTTGGTTTGGATACCCCGTTGCTGCACTCACACCTTGAAGATATTAAGGCTCGTAAAGGTAAACTGTTACAGGATGCGAACATTGACAAGAAAGAGTTAATGAGCAACCCGAAGTTTGCCGAAGTGCTAAAAGGTCTAGGTGTGAACCCACCGATGAAGATCAGCCCGACTACAGGCAAGGAAACCTTTGCGTTCGCTAAAGACGATGATGGGTTTAAGACGTTATTAGATCACGAAAGCGTACGTGTCCAAGCTCTAGCGGCAGCGCGTATCGGTACGAAGTCTACTCTTGAAGAGACACGTACGCAGCGGTTTATAGATATAGCAGCGCGAGGCACTCTTCCCGTCCCTGTAAAATACTACGCAGCACACACAGGTAGGTGGGGCGGTGATGATAAGATCAACCTACAAAACCTGCCGAGCCGTGGGGCTAACGGTAAGAAGTTAAAGCGTAGTATTATTGCCCCCGAAGGCTACACGATGATTGACTGTGATAGTTCGCAAATCGAAGCGCGTGTACTTGCGTGGCTGGCAGGGCAAGACGATCTTACCACTGCGTTTGCCAACGGTGATGATGTTTATAAACATATGGCATCTAGTATATATACCGTGCCAGCAGATGAAGTAAGTTCCGAACAACGGTTTGTTGGTAAGACTACAATTCTAGGTGCTGGCTACGGCATGGGTGCGGTTAAGTTTCAAGTGCAACTGGCGGGTATGGGTGTAGATATGCCTATCGCGGAAGCACGGCGTATTATTCAAATCTATCGGAAAGAGAACGGCGCGATAAGTCAACTGTGGACGGACGCAAACAACATGATACACTACATGGCCCGTGGTGATACGTTACAGTTTGGTAGGGACGGTGTGCTCGCCGTTGATGCGTCTAAGAACGCTGTGATGTTACCATCTGGACTACCGATGTTTTACACTGATGTAAGTGCGTACGATGGAGATGGCGGTACAGAGTATATGTATAAAACCCGCAAAGGTCTTAATAGAATATACGGCGGTAAGGTGGTTGAGAACGTGTGCCAAGCAATTGCCCGTTGCATTATAGGCCACCAGATGATACTTATTGCTAAGAGATACAAAGTTGTGCTAACAGTTCACGACAGTATTGTTGTAGCTGTGCCAGACGCCGAGGTTGCCGAAGCGCAGGTGTACGTGGAACATTGTATGAGCCAGAAACCCGATTGGGCCGATGGATTACCTATTACCTGTGAAAGTGGTACAGGCAAATCTTATGGGGATTGTGAATGACAAAAGTTGCGCCGTGGTCGTTTAGTAGGATCAAAGCCTTTGAGCAATGTCCTAAACAGTTTTACCATGAGAAAATACTTAAAGAGCATCCGTTCAAGGAGACTGAGGCCACGTTGTACGGCACCACGTTTCATAACATGGCCGAGGACTTTGTAGGTAAAAACGTACCTGTACCCAAACAGTTTACGTTCGCTCGTGGCGCGCTCACGTCTTTAAAGAATAAACAAGGACGTAAACTATGCGAAGAAAAATTGGGTGTTACCGAAAACCTAGAACCTTGTGGGTTTTACGACCCTGAAGTTTGGTTCCGTGGTATAGCTGACCTTATCATCTTAGACGGTGATCTTGCATGGGTCGTTGACTACAAGACGGGTAAGTCTGCAAAATATGCCGACAAAGGACAGTTGGAACTTATGGCTTTGTCCGTGTTCGCGCACTACCCACAGATCAAGAATATTAGGGCTGGCCTGTTGTTCGTCGTAACTAAGGACTTGGTAAAAGACACCTACACGGTGTATGATAGGGAACAGCTTTGGCGTAAGTGGCTAAGTAAATACAACCAGATGAAGGTAGCCGCAGACAACGATGTGTGGAACGCACGTCCTAGCGGGTTATGTAGACGCCATTGCCCTGTAATTGAGTGTGTTCACAATGGAGCAAACGCATGAGCGAAGATAAAAAACGAGCGAAAAAAGCCAAGCGGAAGAAGCAGATCAACGCACCTGTGGGGTCTGCTACGTTTGAACGTAGGATGGAACGTCAACGCGCGCGCCGCAAGGTAGATCGTGAAAGTGCAGATCAAAACGGCAACGGCAAGGCAGACAAGCGTGAAGGTAAAGACGTTAGCCACAAGAAGGCTTTGGTCAAAGGCGGCAAGAATAAAGACGGCATACGGATAGAGAGTTCGAGCAAGAACCGCGCCCGTAACTACCAAAAGAAAAAGTAATTCGGGCAGGTGCCCGAACTCAGGAGAACACAATGAAGTTAATAGATGGTAAGGCGTTGCTTTTAAAGCTACGCAATCCAAGCCGTGTCACCAGTACAATACCTAACAGCGTACAGGTTAACAAACATGAGGTAAAAGTTAACCTTGGTATTGACGAGGCGCACACCTTAAAAACTTTGGGTATAAAATCTCCATCGCCTATAGAAACTCGATACCAGTGGTCGGGTAAACACGAACCTTTCGCGCACCAAAAAACCACCGCTGCGTTTTTAACCATGAACCGCAAAGCGTTCTGTTTTAATGAGCAGGGTACAGGTAAAACAGCCAGTGCAATTTGGGCAACCGACTTTTTAATGCAGCAAGGTAAGGTTAGACGCGCCCTAGTAATATGTCCGTTGTCTATTATGGATAGTGCATGGCGCGGGGATTTAGAAACTTTTGCCCCTCATCGAACAGTAGACGTAGCGCACGGCACTCCCATTAAACGTAAGGCCATACTAGGACAAGGTGCAGACTTTGTTATAATAAACTATGACGGTGTAGATATTGTACGTGATGAAATCTTAAACGGTAAATTTGACCTGATTATTGTGGATGAGGCTACGCATTATAAGAACGCGCAGTCTAAACGGTGGAAGACCCTAAACAAACTAATCACCGATAAAACGTGGTTGTGGTTGATGACAGGTACACCCGCCGCGCAGTCGCCGCTAGACGCGTATGGACTTGCGAAACTCGTAGACTTTACCGCCGTACCGAGGTTTTTCGGGTCGTTTCGTGACATGGTTATGACGAATGTGACGCAGTTCAGGTGGGTAGTGAAAGATGGTGCTAGTGACTTAGTACATGCAATCTTGCAACCCGCGATACGCTTTACCAAAGAGGAATGTCTTGACCTACCACCAATGGTGTACGTGAAACGTAAGGTGGAGTTAACACGCCAACAGCTAAAGTATTATCAACTGTTGAAGAAACGTATGACTATGATTGTTGATGGGGATGAGATAACGAGCGTAAACGCTGCCGTACTTATGAACAAACTACTGCAAATATCCTGTGGCGCAGTCTACACCGATGAAGGTGACACGTTGGAGTTTGATATATCTCATAGGTATAAAGTGTTACGTGAAGTAATAGACGAGAGCAGCCAGAAGGTGCTTGTATTCGTACCTTTTAAACACGCCATTGACATACTGACCGAAAAATTGCGTAATGACGGGATCGCTACAGAAGTAATTAGGGGGGATGTACCTGTAGCAAGACGGACTGATATATTTAAACGGTTCCAAGAACAGGACAACCCCCGCGTCCTAGTTATTCAGCCGCAATCAGCGGCACATGGTGTTACGTTAACAGCAGCAAATACAGTCGTATGGTGGGGGCCAACCTCGTCATTAGAGACGTACCTGCAAGCTAACGCTAGGGTTCACAGGTCTGGTCAGAAGCATAAGTGTACTGTTGTACAATTGCAAGGATCACCTGTGGAACGGCGTATTTACTCATTGTTAGATAACAGAATAGACGTACACACAAAAATGATTGATTTATACAAAGAACTACTTGACTAGCCCACCACAAGTAAGTATTAAGTAACTCTCGTTATCTCGAAGGAGGGCAGATGAACGATACTTCTACGATACCCGCAGACAAACTTACCAAAGCATATATTAAGATACGTGCAGAACGGGCGGCTTTGTCGGCAGACTTTAAAGAACAGGATGGGGCGTTAGCACGACAACAAACCATCTTAAAGAACGCACTACTAGACTACTGCGAAAGTCACAATGTTGAAAGTGTTAGGACTTCCGAAGGACTGTTTTTTAGAACGTCAAAGACCAAATATTGGACAAGCGATTGGGAGCGTATGTATGAGTTTATACTAGAACATGACGTGCCCGAACTTCTTGACAAGCGGTTGAACCAGACAAACTTGAAACAGTTTTTGGAGGAGAACCCCGATGTTCTACCCAAGGGTTTGAATGTCGATAATGAGTACGTAATCTCAGTTAGGAAAAAATAATGGCAGAGCCGTTCGTACCAATCGAAGGTGTGGCAAAGCATTTTGCTGTGTCCATATCTACTATCCGCGCATGGTTGCGGCAGGGTCACATCCCTAGACATACCTACGTTAAAATCGGTAACACCTATCGGTTTAAACTACCCGCCGTAGTTGAGGCTTTAACTGCAGAAGCGTTAACGAAAGAAACCCAGCTAGAATTTGACCTCGACGCTGATCAAGACGTGTAACATATTAGGAGAACGACAAATGGCAGAAGCCTATATAATTCAGGGTATTGAAGCCCTATGGCCCAAAGTGGACCGCACCTATTCGTTTAACTCTAAAATCAAACGTAGTGAACCTTGCGACCCACGGGATCAGAACGCAGCGTACTCTATTGCGTTTCGTATGGACGGGCCGACTGCGAAGGCACTGTTCAAGGCAATGCGAGTTGCCTATGAAGACAATCGTGAAGACGATTGGGACGAGAAACTTACTAACCCGTTTGTCAAAGACGATAACGGTACATACACGCATAAAGCCAACTTAAAAGGCGCGTACAACGGTGAGACTACTACCAAACCGTTAGAGGTAGATAGTCAGGGTACGCCGCTACCTGAAGGGTTCCAACTAACCACAGGCAGTACGGTCAATGTAGCCGTGAACCTTATTCCTTACCGCATGAAACTCGGTAAAGATTGGGAGAGTGGCGTCTCGTTGCGGTTAAAGGCCGTGCAGGTTATTAAGTACATTCCGTTGGAAGTGCGTAATCCGTTTGGTGCGGTAGACGGGGGATTTGTGTTTAAAGATGCAGGCGATAACCCGTTTACAAAGAACGCACCGCCTCCCAAAAGTAATAACGTGTTAGCTGATGCCGATGATGCCGATGATGACGATGATGACGTTATCGAAGAACCTACCAAAAAGACTGCGAAAAAATCAAGCAGCGTTGGTAGCAAGGACAGCGGAGACTTGGACACAATCGTAGACAACTGGGACGATTAACGATCCTGCGCCACGGTTATTAAGTTAGCCGTGGCTTACTTTTATTGAGTGGTGACAATGAAAACTAAGAAATTTTTAGACCTAGTATTAGGTCACGAAGGGAACTATTGCGTATTCGCAGTCAATGCAGACACAGACAAACGGAAACAGAAATTCTACACGTCCGTTGACCATGTGATAGACGCAGCGAGGGACTTGGACAGTAACGGCTATGACGCTTACTTCAGTCTTGCTACGTTAGCAGAGGCAGGTTCACGCAAAGCAGATAATGTTCATTCGTTGAGGTCGTTCTTTCTTGACCTTGATGTCGGTGAAGGTGACAACAAATTTCCCTCACAGGCTACAGCTATAACTGAACTACAAAAGTTTTGTAAGCAGCATAAGTTGCCAAGACCTACGCTCATAAATTCGGGGCGTGGCGTACATGTATATTGGGTACTGGACGCGCCAGTTAATAAAGATGATTGGTTGACTACAGCATTAAGACTAAAAAAGTTATGTGCAGCTAGTGGTTTCCACGCCGACCCTGCTGTCACGGCTGATCTGGCTAGGGTGTTACGTGTTCCGAGTACGCACAACTACAAGAGTGACCCTCCTGCTCCTGTAACCTTTTTTGGGTTGGAGGAACCGCGAACTGTAGATTACGATACGTTCTCAGAGTTAGTTGGTGGCGAACCGATACCAGTGCCTTCTAAGGTTAAGGCTGGGGCCACGATACTCAAAGATTTGTTGGATCAAGATACCTACGAGAAGCCTGTAGAAGTAAGTGAGGGTGGTAGGAACCCCGCTATGTTGTCTTACATAGGGCATCTACGTTCTAAGGGGCATCTGTCCGAAGCTGATATACGTGACATGGCGCATGGTTTTAATGCCACCACGTTCGACCCCCCGTTAGACAAATCAGAAGTAGATGGGTTAGTAGACCGCTACGCCGCACATGAGGAAGTAGACTTTTACGAGGACGATGATGACGAAGAGGAGGATGTAGAGGCTACCTATAAACACGTTATACCTACATTCCCCAAACCGTATTTTCGTGGGCACAACGGCGGGGTGTTTATACGTACAAACAACAGTGACGGGGAGCCTGACGAGGAATGTATATACCACTACGATTTCTATGTGACTAGGCGACTACATGACGTGTTGTTGGGTGAGGTTGTGGCGTTTGCCCTCCACCTACCGCGTGACGGTGTTCGTGAGTTTACAATCCCGTTGACTGCGATAACTTCAAAAGAAGAATTTCGTAAGCATATGGCTATGCAAGGTATAACTTCATTTGGAAAGGACGTGGATAGGCTCATGGCATACACGGCAGCATGGATTAACGAGTTACAGCGTACTACCGCCGCAAGCGAGGCACACCAACAATTCGGGTGGGCTGATAAAGATATGAAATCCTTTGTGTTAGGTGATCAATTAGTCTCAGGGCAGGATGTGGAATATAACCCACCATCAGGTAAGACCGCAGGGCTGATTGACTTTTTTAAACCCGAAGGCTCCCGCGACAAACAACTTGAGAATTTAGACTTCTTTAATCGCAGTGGATTGGAGTTACAGCAGTTTGTCGTGTGTATGGGTTTTGGTTCTATCTTGATGCCGTTGACAGGGTTGAACAGTTTTGGTGTGCATCTGTACGGTGGTACGGGTGTAGGTAAGACCACGGCCATGTATTGTAACACAGGTGTATGGGGCGACCCTCACGGACTGACATTGGGGCAACGAGATACGCCGAACTCGCGTATGAACCGTGGCGAGGTTATGTGTAACCTGCCGTTAAACTCTGACGAGATGACAAACATGAAGGGCGGCGATGTATCTGACTACTCTTACCAATTAGCCGAGGGTAAGCAGAAGAACCGTATGGCAGGTGGCGGAAACATAGAACGTATTAGGGGTAAGCCTTGGCAGCTTATGGCGCTGTCTACAGGTAATATGAGTTTCTACGAGGAAATGCAGCGCGTAAAAGATGACCCTAAAGCTGAGATGCAACGGGTGTTAGAAATACGGGTCGATAAAAACATAAAGGCAGTCTTAGACAAGAGTAAGACGGACGAGTTGTTTAACGCCACCAAGCAAAACTACGGGCATATTTCAGTCGAGTTTATACAGTACGTTATAAGAAACAAAGACGCCTTGGAGAGTTTGTACCGTAAGATTAAGACCAAACTAGATCGTAGGGCAGGGCTACAAGCCGAGAACCGTTTCTGGTCTGCAGGATGTTCCGCTACAATCTTGGGGGCATTGGCGGCAAAACAGATGGGTATTATACAATACGACACAGATGTATTGTTTGATTGGGTTGTGCGGGAACTACAGAAAGTCAAAGCATATGTCGATGATAGTGGTGCGTCCGTTCAACAATTAGTTACAGAGTTTGCCACAGAGAATTGGACTAACATCCTCAAGATTAAAAGCACTCAGGATAAACGCGGTGAAGGTGTTGACGGAGTAGTACCGCTAGTCATACCCGAACAGAACCCACGTAATATGTTTGTAGCTAGGTTGGAGACAGACACTAATATGTTTTATATGGTGCCCAAGGCGTTCAAGAAACATCTGAATGATCGCCATATAAACTATAACTCTACGGTTGAGGAACTGGTAAAACAGATGGGTGCCAAGAAGATACAGGTACGGCTGACTAAAGGCACTAATTTTAACCTGCCGCCGATCCGTGTGATTGCTGTAAAACTGGATGGGTTGAGTAGTGTACCAGAAGACGCAGACGATTTATGACCTTAACCCTGACGGGATAAAGATTGTTGTAGCATGGGAACCTATGGTTGTAGGAGCGTCTGTCTTTATACCATGTGTAAACACGTTACGTGCTGCCTACCAAATAAGAAAAATTGCAGAGTTAAAGTCATGGCGTATGATTACGCGAGTGCGAATAGAGGCTGGAATGTTTGGGGTTCGCACATGGCGAAAGATGTGATAACACAGGGGTGGCAGACTTCATTGCCGTTCTCCCTCAACTCCCCCGCCTCACAGCGGGGGTTTTTTCGTTAATCAAACAAACCGTCACCATACTCACGATTACTGGATAACATAAACGGTGTGTACTCAATGCCACCTAACATCTTTTTGGTGCGATCCTCGTACGATTTACGTGACCTATCAATAGTCTCTTTAAGTATGACTTTACGCCCCCGCGCTGCAGTAGGTAAGTCGCGGTTGTATTTTACAATCTCTTTATATGCCGCAAGGTATCCTCGGGCATCGTTTTGTGAGGCCGCAAAGTTTAATTTACGTAGTAACTTAGTGCGTGTTTCTTTTAGATGATCGTCTTTACCACGGTTGTTTCTGTTTATGCGGTGTTGGTCGGATATAACCGTAGGCTGCGCCCCGCCAAATTGCATTATCGTCTGGAACAAACCTATATCCTCGCTGATAGCGTCACCACGACGAGTTAGTGCTCCTTCGGTTGCGTACCTTCCACCCTTCATCACGTTACGTACAGCGGCTGGCATTACCGCTTCCGTGCCTCGGACAAATTCACCTTCGTTAAACAGCCCGATACCTCGCTCCATACTCAAAGTTATACCAACAATGGGGCCACCCAACTGTTCAGCCAACGTCCAAAGCTGCGATTGATCCTTGTCAATAAACGGTGGGCGGTACAACAGGCTGTTCATTTCAATCCGACTAGCCATATCAGACCCTAGCGCGGCGTTCACCAATCCTCGGCTAAGTGTCGTGCCAAGACTTTTGTCCAGTACCGCGTCAAAGTTGTCCTCATCATCGTCACTATACATATCGTACATCATGCCCAATGCACCCATCAGGGGCATACCTGCCACACCCGCAAACGCAGCAGAAGATACCATAAACCTACCCAACTGTCCTCGGGCTATGGCACGATCTTGTTTCTCTGCATCTGTAGTTGCGCCTTTAAAGGCGTCATTAGTC